TGCACGTGTCGCACTTGTGCGACACCCATTTCGGGTCCTTGCCGGAGTCACTGCCGTCACATCTGCTGTGGCGGCCATTGCCTACACCCATCCAACCGCCGTCATTGCGACGTTCACGGTCACAGCGACATGCTACGCCGTTTACGTCACTCGCGCCTCCCAAGAACACGCCCCATTCAGCGTGACCGCCCTGGTTCCACCAGCGGGGATCCATATGGGGCGAACCCGCGAATTGTGGGAGCCAATGCGCGACTTGACGATGCTTGAAGATGGTAGGCACAGGCAGGACCAGTGCACCGACCGCATTGTCTCCGCCGCGCGCCGTCTCGCGCGCAACCGACACTTGAAATTTGTCAGCAGCCTCGCCGGTCATCGCACCGCGCGCTCCGCCGCTGTTGTCGGTTGCGGCAATCGTGCCCACACCACCTCACCGTGCACTGGCTCGTGTACTGTTTGTGTGTCACAGTCTGATGACATGACCCACCACACGATCCCTCCAGTGCACTCCACCACCGCTTGCCTTCACAAATCCAACAACTACGTCCGCAAGATGATGGGGATCATTTCGAAGGAGGTGCGCCGGCACGCGCACGAGGAGACGGAGTGCCCGCTCGTCAGCAACACGGTAGATGAGATTACCGTGATGGAACTGTCCTTCGCTGAGGCTGACAGAAAGGGCGTCGTGCTGCACGATCACTGGGTTTCGCTCATGCCCTTCGTGCACCCGGGAGCGGTCGAACGGGTCTTTTGCGCCCGCGATGAGTCCGCGTTCTTGCGATACATCCGCCGCCCGGGGCCGATGAGCGATGAAGAGCAGCCCAATTGTGCGGATCTGCTCACACAGGGCATGGCCAGTGCTCGAGCCGCGTATGTGCAGAACGCGGATGTCACTCGGCTCCGCCAGTTCGAGGGGGTTTTGCGCAAGATGCACGATCCCACAACGAACGTGGCGCTCTTTCAAGAGGAGATGGCCGGACACCCGAAAGCGGCCTTGTATACAGGCCAGCTCAAACGGTGCGGGCGGCCCTTTTTCGGGGATCGGGACAAATCGGATCGAGACTGCTTTGTCAAGTCCGAGGTCAAGAAAGGAAGCGCGAACAAGACCACGCTGCTTGACCTCATCGATCGTGGCGTTCTCCCTCCCATCGACCAGGTGAACGCGACCAACATCGGGGAGATTCTTGAAACCATCCGCACAAGGTGCGACCTCCCCCGCCTGATCCGCATCCCCCGGGACAACGTGTTCG